TATCAACATTGGGGCCCATACCGACACCTTGTGGTAACATTAAAACTGATTCATCTGGACCAGCACCTGCATTAGCACCAGCAGTATCAGGCATATTAGGATACTGAGTTGGCATATCAAGCGTTGTAAGAGGTTGGAATGTAGCAGCAGCGGCTTCAGCACGCCCTGATGTAGGAGCAGGGGCGCTAATAGGTGCTGCCTTACGCTGCTCATTTACTGCCTTATTTTGTCCATATGCAAAGCCTGTATAGTCTGTATTCATACCACTCTGTCCATCGCCACCCATAGGGTTGATATTCATTGGATTGTTCTGTGGTGCAGTTGGGCGATATCCTCCACGATTTTCATTGACCGCCATTTACACCCTCCTCAGGATTATAAGAATATTCTTCTGCTGATAACAACATGCCCTTGGCTAACCAGGGGTTCATGTTTCCGCTAACATCTGTCATTAAATATCGAGTACCTTCAAAGTCACTCCACTCACTAACAAGTACCCAGCCTGTACATATCTGACTCTCAGAATCTTCTAAGTCTTTTGCCAGGATTCTCATAGCCTTGTCTATGGCTTCTGTGAACTCACTCACTTAATTTGTTCTTCTACTTGGTAAGGGGCGGCTGTGTAGGCGCTGACTCTTGCGGCAACTTCCATTGCTGCGAGGGCATCAGCCCCTGCATAAAGAGCGCCAAGTGCGTAAGAGCCGCCGCTTCCGATGGCATAGAATCCTTCTGCACTTTTCATCACCGCCAAGTCTTGGTCGACATCAAAGAGTTCGCCACCAACTGCGATTAGAAACTGGAACCTAAGTCCATCTTTATCTTTGTCATGAGATTCATCAAAGTTATAACCATTATCAATGAGACATTTACGCAATGATGGCATAGCCTTGACTATCATATAGCGATAGGCATCTTTCTTATCCTTCGCTGAGAATGCTGGTGGTACCCAGATATTCTGGGCTATATCACAGGGAGCCACCTCTCCCGCTCCTGCAATAAGCAGGGCTCCTCGTTGTGCAATCTTTCGCATTACTGGATGTGAATAAACTTTACCACTTTCGTCAGTTATCCTGCTATCTGCCACGATGACAGATTTGTCTTGATACTCGACACCAATTATGGTTGTCATCGTCCCCTCCTAAACTATCTTCTACGAATTGTTCTTACGCTTGCGTTTGCTTGTCCACTACCTGTAATGCTAGATAGCAAACTCATAATATCTGGACGCGCTTGTTCTACTGTTGGAGCGGCTTGTTGCTCTGGAGCAAGTCCGCCTCCTACTGGAGCGCCGGCAGGAGCAGGGGACGGTTGCTCAACCGCTTGAGGAGCCCCAGCAGGAGGAACCTGTGGCTGTGGCTCTGGCTCAGGGAATATTGCTTCGACAGCATCTTCAATGCTTCGTCCCTTTTGTCGAGCCTTGATAACCGCAGCAATCTTTTGTACGATATCGCTTGGGTCCCCACCCTGTGCTGCAATCTGTGGAATTGCCTGGGTGTAAGCCTGTAGAGACGCAAGAAGCGCTTGACGCATATTCTCAATCTCAATCTTTTCAATCTCTTGGCTAACATTAACTGTGAATGGTAATTCACGCATAGCCATGTCCTTGGAGATAAGTCCACCACCAAGTGCTTGTAGCATGAAGATAAGTCCTTGTGCTGGGTTTAATCCAGCAAGCATACCGTATCTTACATCAGCGCTATAATCACCCTTGATATCTTTACGTGGGCTATAGGTAATTTCATATGGGCTACCTGCATCAACACCACGAATTGTCTTTTCTTGGGGAAAAAGTTCTTCATCTACCTGGAAACAAATCTGAATTACGTCACGGAGGGCGCTGGCAAAGACAGCCTGTGCAGATTTGACCTGGGTATCGAATGCGCCCATGAGAGCCTGAACGCCCTGGCCCGTGACAATCGAGGCGTCGATATTGCCCGTACGTCCTTCAGGATAACGAGCACCAACGCGCAATTCCTGATTTAGTAAAGTCTGCTCCGTGAATGCACCTTGTGGTAGTGTAAGTTCTACGCGGCGTACACCTGCTGGGTTTGAGGTGCGGATAACAGCATCGCCACCAAGTTGTAGTTCCTGTACATCTTGTGGAAGTACGATAGGCGACTGTACCGACTTCTCTGCTGCTTCCATAGCGAGCAAAGCAAAGCGGTTACGTAGCAACTGAATACCAATAATGTCATCAAACTGACCACGCATCTGTCCATCGATAGATGGCTTTGTGGCTACAACAATCATCATCTTGCCAAGAGGGTTCTTGGCCTTAGATAGAACTAGGTTGTTCTTATCTGGTAAATAAATTATAGATTGGTCAGCATCATAATAGCGAACCATCTCAACTATGGAGTTCATATCTTGCTTGTAACCAAGGCCACCAAGAAGCGCACGCTCATACTCAGGGAACATTGATACAAGTTCTGCCAGGGTTGTCTGATAGCGCTTAGCAAATGCTGTGCAATGGCCATATCTATCAAAGTCTGGATATGAGCCAATAGGATTCTCAAGACGAATGCGTGGGAGTTTAGCCTCAGTATCTAATTCAATAATAAATGGCAAGAAGCCGTAAGTTAAATACCAGTCGGCTCCTGCGTACATTTGGACCGATAAGTCCGAATGAGCGAAATAATTTGAAGCGATACGAGTACGCTTATCAGCGAAAGTACGAGCCCTATCCGAAACTTGATTTGCCGCCGAGCAGTTGACAGCCGGGAGGGGTGCCATAACTTCTGAAAGGTCTCTTGCAACAATATCAACAAAATTTGCAACGACATTCGCATCTACCCCGTCTGGAAAGAAGTCTGGATAGACACTTGCAATCTCGCCACGGCGTACGGCAAGTACATCCTGCTGACGTGAATCCCTGTCTACAGCGCGGTAGCGTAAAGACTCTACTCGTGCTACAACCTGTTCGATTGATAGTGCCATAGTTTCCTATCCGTATGTTTCAGACCATTGCTCTGCAAAGGCCTCATCTAAGTTAATAGCCATTCTTCGTTCCGTCTGGGCTCTAGTTGCCCATCGGTTTCTCATCCAACGTTGGCTGGTTGAACTCTGTTGCATTATCTCGCGGATGCGAATGATAGCAAACCAGAGTGCCATTACACAGTCTGTTGGATTTCTTGTCTCAGGCTTCCAGGTAATCAACTGCTGTACCAAAGCCTTTAAGCCTTCACTGCCTTCATTGCTTGGCAGTTCAATCATGTTGTTGTCTTGGAATCTTCCGTCTCTAAGAGAGCCAAAAAGAGGTGCCATAGAAGCCACACCAAAAGAAGTATCCCACTTGTTCTTACCAGTAAAGTGCGAATTGAGTTGGCATCCGTGCATTGCGAGCCAGTTTCGTAATTCGTCATCTAAAGCGTAGGCCTTCTGGTGTGCGTTAATTTCAATACGTAGTTCTTGTGGGTGATACTTTTGAACCCACTCTTCAATCAACTGTCTAATCTTCATGGGATTAGGGTCCACCATGTTGACCGCATCTAAAATATAAATCATTGAGTCTGTGCGGTTATATGTTGCTACCACGGCGGCAGTATTGCCTGTCATCGCCGGGTCAAGGCCGATTATTGTATAGGCCGACTCGATGTGCCTTGGGTGGCCTGGAGCACCCGGTTTAAGGACTCCGCGCTTTCGCATACCGTTAACACATCCTGCAACTGCTGCTGGCGCGAATATAGCGTCTTCGGTGACATCTTCTTGCTGGTAGACCATCGCCCATACGGAAGGTGCCACTTCGCTGCGGCGAGTAAAAAGCGAAGGGCCATCCCACTTCGGGTAGAATCCTTCGGTGTTAGCCTCATCTTTATCGCCTTCAGGCCTGTCTGTATATGGCCAGAGAGTTTTCCAGTTCTTTGGTTTCTCATCAAACTCCAGGACGGCGGGCTGGGCAAAGTAGGTAAAAGGTGACTTGCCACCCGTCCATTGTTGACCGTCCCGAATCATCTTATATAAATCTACTGGAGCAACACGGGTCCCTACGATAAGTAGTTTCCCGTGTCGTCCTAAGCGTGTGATAACTTCTTTTTGAAGCCATTCAATTTGCTTCTCCCATTCATGGGCATTTGAGTTCATCACAACATCGTCGAGGATAATCAAGTCAGCGCGAGCGCCATAGATTTGACTACCAAAGCCTAAGGCTTGTACAGTTGGGTCTTTCTCTCCTGAGTCACGTCCTGTGCCTAGGTAAATCATATCAGCACTCCAAGTTTGGCTATCGGCCTTATATCCGCCCTGCGGACCGAAGGCCGTCTGTAACTTAACCCAATTCGGATGAGATAGCCGAGTCTTGATTGCTGAGAGAAACTTGCGGGCCATGCCCTGGGTTTTAGAGACTATGATGATACGGACGTTTGGGTCCACAGCCAGTCGGTAGGTTACGTAGTTAATCGTAATTACGGTAGACTTGGCATGCTCAGGTGGAACGTTTATAAGTACCCGGTTGGCTGCACCCTGCTCATAAGTCATAGATGGGTGCGTCCACCGCGGCTCGCGCCCCTCGATTAAGTCAATCCAGTCGAGGTGGTGGGAGAAGAGTTTTGTATCTAGAAACTGCTCGCTAAACTCCTCAAAGGAAATATCCTTTAGGTTCTTTAAGTCAGCCTTAACGCCTTTACCCTCAAGGCGGGCCTCATCGGCCCTCTGTTTAAAGTCAGCATCCTTCATCGTCCATTGACGGAAGGTTACCTCGTTACGGTTAACTGAGAGCATAGCCTGCCCAATAGTCGCCCCCTGGGCCAGTTGGAGAAGTACCCTCTCCTTAGCCTCGGCCATAGGTATATCTACCTTGCCCGGCTTGCGTCCCATCTCGGCCTCCATAACAGAAAATCACAGTTATAACGCCCGTCAGAAAACGGGCATAGTTCCCCCATATATATTATATATTATTATATATTATATAAGAAGTCGCGAAGTCTTAAACGGAGCGACTTCGCTCTATATATAAAATATATTACATATATAGATAACCTGTTCATTTCGGAAAACCGAACAGATTTTCCTAATATATTTTTAGGGGAGGCTCCTTCCAGGGCAAAAGCCCTGTTCAGAGCCATATTTATAGGGGGGCTTATAACAGATATTTTTTGGGGGATACATAACATATTACCAACCGCGAATATAAACAATGTGCCCTCAAAGATTCCTGAGAGATTCCTGTGAGTTTCCTGAGTGGGGTGGGGGTGGGGGCTTCCTGTGAGTTTCCTGGGAACTGCCTACCCTCTCGAACATATGTTCTAATAATAAACTGAAAGTTTCCTGGGAATTGTCTGAGGGTTTCCTGAGTGGGTGACTATCCCCCCTACCCATGTCCGTTTCGCCCCATATATCCTATATGTCTAGACACTCCCATATTTTGATTTATCGGGGAAAATATGAGATAATCCAAAATGTCCGTTTTATCCCGATATGTCCGTTTACCTGTTGTTCATCTATTGTTCATCTGTTGTTTACCTTCTGTTCACCTTCCGTTCATCTTGGGGCGCTAGGGTTCAT